AAAACAAGCGCCAACGAAAGCGGCAACGAGGCACAGCCTGGCACCAAAGAGTGGCACGAGGTGGAGAAAATCAGGCGGCAGGTTGAGAAACTTGACGTTGAGCTGGACGGCCTGCGCGGCAAAATGTTGGACCGCGAAGAAGTGAGGCGCGCTACAATGGCGCTTTGCATGGAGTTTGCAAAACATTTAGACGAGATGGAAAGCAAACTGGCGCCAATGGTAGCAGGCTTGACACCGACCGAGGCGCAGCCAGTCATAATTGCATACAACGCCAAACTGCGCGAAACACTGCGAGCGCATACAAAAGCCTGATTTAATTGAACGCATGGAAAACATAATAAGGGAATGCTTGGCGACGGCATTTGCAGAAAAGCAAAAAGCAACCATTCCAGACTGGGCGCTTGATAACATCCGCCTTCGAGAATCACCATACGGCAACCAATTCCGCGCTACCGAAACGCCTTGGTTATTGGAACCGTTGACCGCGTTTGCAGACCCCAACACTGAGGAGGTTGTGTTAAATTGCGCTGCCCAAACTGGCAAAACAGTTTCAATGCAAGTAGCCATAGCTTGGGCGCTGGCAAACCATCCAGGGCCAACCATGACGGTGATGCAGGACGAAGACGCCGCCAAGGATTTTTCCAAGGAGCGCCTTATGCCGATGTTGGAGAGTTGTGCAACACTTCGCCGACAGTTTCCAACAGACCGCCACAAAAAAACGAACACCGAAATTTTTCTGACTACCTGCACGCTGAAGCTGGGCGCCGCGAATAACAATTTCCTTCGAAGCTGGTCAATTCGTTGGCTATTTGGCGACGAAGTAAGCGCATGGAAGCCTGGCATGTTGGCGCGAGCGCGGGCACGAACTACGCGCTACTGGAACCGCAAGCACTGGTTGAGCAGCACGCCCGAAGAAGAGGGCAGCGATTTCGATGGCGCATACAAGGCTGGCACCTGCGAGCATTGGCACCTCAAGTGCATTGGATGCAGTGAGCTTTTCATGCCAGCATTTTACGACTGCCTCCAATGGGACACGAACGAAAAAACAAAACCAAATGGCGTCTGGGACTTTGAAGCAGTTAGCGAAACGGTGCGCATGGTTTGCCCGCATTGTGGCCACTTGCACGAAAACACCGAAACCAATTGGAGGGCGATGAGCAAGGGCGGCTACATAGCCACCAACGACAACCCAACGCCACGCGTTCGCTCGTTTAGTTTCAACCAACTTGCTCTACCACCTTCAGTTATGCCTTGGGCAGATTTGGTTGTCGATTTCCTTCGAGCCAAACAGCACGCCGCCGGTGGCTACATTCAGCCATTGCGCGAATTCGTCACGCTACGACTTGCGGAGCCGTGGAAAGCAACCAACCACGTAGACATCGAAAAAGTGGTCGTCAGAGACTACGAACCAAGCGCCGAATGGGCCGACGAGGCAACGCGATTTTTGACCGTAGACGTGCAGGCATACCTTGAGGAATTTTGGGCGGTGGCGCGCAGTTGGAGCAAAACAGGCGCCAGCCGTTTGCTTTCGTTTCGCCGCTTGACTTCCTTTGATGAAATCGAAGCCATGCGCAAGGAGTTTAACATCGCACCACAGCGGACTTTTCTCGATGTTGGCTACCAACGCGCCAGGGTTTTGGCAGAGTGCGGGCGCTACGGATGGATGGGGATGAGAGGCGAAGACACTACCGACTACGCGCACAGCATAAACGGGCACACCGTGCGCCGCATGTTTTCAAAGCCGACACGCGTCAGCGCCACAGGGCGCACGGCGCCGCCGGTGTTTCGCTGGAGCAATCCAACAACCAAGGACGTTCTACAACTACTTAAAAGCGGCAAATCACATCCTTGGGAGGTTTGCGACTTGGGCGAAATGGCTGACGAATACGCCAAACAAATTGACTCAGAGCGGAAGAAAGAGGTTTTGGACAAGCACGGACGAACAACTTTGCGCTGGGTTTCCTTCCGCGCAAATCACGGCTGGGACTGCGAACTGATGCAAGTTGTAGCGGCGAGTATTGCAAAACTATTTAGCACTGCGGAATAAGAAAAACATCAACCACAAGGCACGAGTTCAGTGGACCAGTGGACTCTGTTTGTGAGTTCTAGAACTTTTCAGGTCTTGTTATTGGATTTCATTTGGATGGAAAGATTGCATCCTAATTTCTCAGCAACTCGGGAACTTGGTCCACTGGTCCACTGAAACTATTTAGCACTGCTGAATAGGAAAAACATCAACCACAAAAGCAAGGGCGGCAGCGATTAATCGTTGCCGCCTTTTTATTTGTGCATGTTGCTTTTACACATTTTGCCCATATCTATAGATGGCAAGCGACATCACCGCATTCCTTAATTTGCAAAGCGACGGCTACCTTTTAACTCTCAAGGAAAGGGTAGCAGATGCTATTTTGGCGGGCAGTGTCACCGTCTCTTTTTCCAATGCTTCACAAAGCGGCAGTATGCAGCTTGTTATGCCAACCGACGAACTGGCCGCACAATTAACCACAGTGTTGATTGCTAAGGGGCTTGCAAACGGAGCCACGAAACCAACACGAATGACTTTTGCAAGGTTTGCCCGATGAGCGAAATTGTAGACCACAACGGCAGACCAATTGTTGCGGCGCCACAACCGCGAAAACGCGCAACCATTAACAGCCATTACCGAGGCACTGAATCAAACCGATTCCGAACTTCGCTGCCATACATTGCCGCCGACATCAACCAAACGCTTAACCGAGGCACGCGCCGCCGATTGATGGCGTTCTCGCGGTGGCTGTATGCAAACCATGGAATGGTCAGGGGCGCGGTGAATGACGTTGCGCGATACGCACTAGGCACAGGCTTAACACCACAAAGCCAAAGCGCAGAGGCGAAAGCATACGAAGACTATTTCGCTGAATGGAGCAAGGTGTGCGATGTTGCGGGGCAATTTACATTTGCCCAAATGCAGCGCATGGCATCTATCCGCATGGACGTGGACGGTGACATAGGATTTTTAATGATTGGCAGGCAGGACGCGTTTCCGCAATTGCAGCTCATCGAATCTCATAACATAGCCAGCGAATCATTGAAATACAATGAGGCAGGCCATGACGGGGTGATGGTTAGCCCAAGCGGAAAACCTACAGCCTACAACGTCAAGAGCGGTGATGAGTTTCGCAGCATCTCAGCAAACAATTTTATCCTCGTTTACGACCCCGACCGCGTTGCCCAATTGCGCGGCGTTTCGGCGCTAACGCACGCAATCGACCACATCCGCGATGCAACCGACATCTTGGAATTTGAAAAAGTTGGCGTCAAAATGAATAGCGCCATCGGCATGGCCATTACCACGCAGGGCGGCATTGCAGACGATGGCAGCAGTTTAATCGAGGACGGTTATAGTGCCGCCGACACGGGCACCGTGGCATGGGACACATTCCAGCCAGGCATGGTGCCGCGTCTCAAAATTGGCGAATCAATCGAGAGTTTCGCGAGCAACAAACCAAGCACCGCCTTTGCTGGGTTTTTGGAATACCTTTTGCGTGATGTGGCTTTAGGGCTTGGCGTTCCATACGAATTCATCGTGGAACCATCAAAACAGGGAACCGCTTCAAGGTTTATCCTCGAAAAAGCCGCACGAAGATTTGAAGAGCGCCAAGCTCTCATCACCAGCCGGTTTTGCAATCGCGTTTGGGGCTGGGTTATTGCGCGAGGCATCAAGCGTGGCGACTTGCCAGCGTCTTCCGATTGGTGGCGCGTCAATTGGCAAGCACCCAAGAAAATCACCGTTGACCTTGGCCGCGAATCAAAAGCCAACCAGGACGCCATTAAGATGGGCTTGCGCACAATGCGCGAAGACACTGGCGAACGCGGCCATGACTGGCAAGACATACGCAACCAAGTGGAGCGCGAAGCAAGCGACTTGCTTGAGCGGGCAAAGCGCTTGTCTGAAACCTACGAGATTAAAATGGACACCGCGTTGCATTTGTTAAGCCAGCGCACGCCAAACCCAGTTTTTGATAATGACAGCGAAACTGACGCATAAATTAAATAATGACGTTTGGGCCATTTTGCCCGACT